AAGGGTTTTTAATGGGTGGTTATCTTGTTACATACAAGAATATCCATCTCAAAACCTTTTAAAATTTAAGGGAACACCCCCAGTAGCTACCGCTAATAACATGGGGACCCACACACATACTAGACCCACCCCTTATATAGCCCTAAAAGGCTTATATTTGACCATAGGGGAACAAAAGAGGAACGAAGGTAAATATGACTAAAAAAAAAGTTAAGAAGAAAACTGATTCATTTATGAGTGAATTTAAGGCTTTGGTTGAAGATATAAATAAGCCTACACCAGTTCATAATGAGTCTGGCCAAGGAGTAGTTAAATCTGACGATGTAGATGCAATGTATCGACACCTTGACTATGAAAAAACTAAAAATACTTGATTTATTTTCTGGCATAGGAGGTTTCTCCCTAGGGTTAGAAGCAACAGGAGGATTTGAAACATCTGCCTTTTGCGACATAGATCCTTATTGCCGAAAAGTTTTACAACAACATTGGCCTAATGTCCCCATATATGAGGATATAAAAAAATTAAAAGGAACAGATATTGGAACAGTTGACATTATCACAGGAGGTTATCCCTGCCAGCCCTTCTCTGTCGCAGGAAAACAAAAGGGTGTTGAAGATAAGAGACACCTCTGGCCAGAGTATTTTAGACTTATCAAAGAATGTAGGCCTACTTGGGTCATTGGAGAGAATGTTAGTGGACACATTAAACTCGGTCTCGACTCCGTTATCGAGGACTTGGAAAGTGAAGGTTACACCACAAGGACGTTTAGTATTTCAGCTTCAAGCATTGGTGCCAATCACAAAAGAGAAAGAATCTGGATTGTGGCCAACGCCTACGGCGTCAATGATGCCATCAGAGGGGTCGATAGGAAGATACAGGAAACTGGTAGATCAGGGAGTATTGACGAAAGAGGAAGCGGAACAAATGCAAATGGGTTCTCTCAATCCAGCAAGAATGAAACCTTGGACTCCACTATTACCAACTCCAACAGCATCGGAACACAAGTACAGACTAAAAGGCAATTCACAACAGAGCAAATGTTTGGAATCAACAACCTCTGGGAAACTGAACCCAACGTGGGTAGAGTGGTTAATGGGATACCCCACAGGGTGGACAGACTTAAAGCACTCGGAAACAGTTTAGTTCCACAAATACCATTTTACATTGGCCAAACAATTTTAAGGACGTATGAAAGTAACGATTCCGTATAAACCACGTAAACATCAATTAGCAGTTCATAAGAACCTTAAAAGATGGAATGTGCTAGTGGCACATAGGCGCTTCGGGAAGACATGCCTAGTATTGAACGAGATATTGAAAAAATGTATGCTCAATACATTACCAAGTCCTAAATATGGATATATTGCCCCTACGTACAGAATGGCAAAACAAGCAGCTTGGCAATACTGCATAGATTACACGCATAAAATTCCAGGTGTGCAATATCACACCACCGAACTTCGTGTTACCTTACCAGGTAACAGAACAATACAAATGTTTGGCGCTGACTCTTACGACAATCTAAGGGGACAACGATTTGATGGAATAGTTGTAGATGAAATTGCAATGATGCCCCCTGATATATGGACAGTATTACGTCCTGCATTATCAGATAGGAAAGGGTGGCTTATAGCCATAGGTACTCCTGCAGGTCATAACGCATTTTTTGATCTGTATGACAATGCTGTAAACAATCCTGATGAATGGTATTCGGCTGTCTTTAAAGCAAGTGAAACAGGAATTATAGACGAAGACGAACTTAAAGCAGCTCGTAAGATGATGAGTGAAGAACAATACGAACAAGAATTTGAAGTATCTTTTGATGCAGGTGTTCTTGGGGGTATCTACACTAGGTCCTTAACAAAGGCACAAGATGATGGTCGTATTACAAATATAGAATACGATGAAAATTTTAAAGTAGATACATCATGGGATTTAGGAGTTGGAGACTCCACAGCAATATGGTTCTTTCAACGAGTGGGTAATAGAATACACCTGATAGATTATTATGAAAATACCTCGATGGGTTTAGATCATTATGTGAAAGTTTTAGCACAAAAAGGCTATCAATATTCTAACCATTACGGACCACATGATTTACGTCAACGTGAGCTTTCTAGTGGTAAGTCAAGATATGAAATAGCAAATAATTTAGGATTGTATTTTACAATCGTTCCTAAGTTACCTGTCATAGATGGTATTAATGCAACACGTATGATTTTTTCTCGTATGTGGTTTGATAGAGATAAATGTAAACAAGGTATTGAAGCAATGCGTCAGTACCAATGGGAAAGAAACGATAGAACAGGACAACTGTTAGATAAACCAAAACACTCATGGGCTTCTCATGGTTGTGATGCCATTAGATACATGGCAGTTGGAATGAATGAAACAAGTGATTTTAAAAGTGAAATTAAATATGGAAATATGGGAATAGTATAATGGTAATGCCAACAAAATATAGTAAGCAAATGGTTAAAGATATTTGCGATAGATTAGCCAATGGAGAATCTATTCGTTCTATTTGCCGAGATACAGACATGCCTACATGGGAAACAATTCGTACTTGGCTTCGTAAGAAAGATGGATTTCAAGAAGAATATAGTCGAAGTAAACAAGAAGGTATTGAATATATGCTAGGCGATAATAGAGCTAAAGCATTAGAGACATTAGAACGTGCAAAACAAGGTAAAGGTAAAGTAGGTTTAGAAGAAGCTGCTGTATTAAAACTCTTAATGCACGATACACATTGGACAGCAGGTAAATTAGTTCCCAAAGTGTACGGAGATAAGACACAACAGCAAATTACAGGCGCAGATGATGGGCCATTGCACATAAAGTGGGAAGATTAAATGGCTAAAATGCGAAATTCAGAAGTATTAGCACTTCTGGGACAATTATTAGAAAATTCTATCGGTTATTTTGAAGGAACAATCGGTGCAGAACGTAGAACTGCTTTTAAATACTATTTAGGAAAGCCCTATGGTAACGAAATTGAAGGTCGTTCCCAAGTAGTAACGCAAGATGTGTTGGAAGTTGTTGAAAATATACTTCCTTCCTTGCTTCGTATCTTTACAGCAGGAGAACAAATTGTAAAATTTGATCCCCAAGGTCCTGAAGATCAACAAATGGCTGAACAATGTACGGATTATGTCAATTATATTTTTATGAAAGACAATCCTGGCTTTATGATCCTCTATACCATGTTCAAAGATGCTCTTTTACAAAAAAATGGTTTTGTTAAACATTATTATAAAGAAATTGAAAAAACAAAAACAGAAGAGTACGCAGATTTAACAGATGTAGAATATAATTCTTTATTAATTGATGATACAGTTTCTGTAGATGAACACGATATAAAAGAAGTTCAAGGCGAATTTGAAATAGAATATTTACACGATGTTAAAATTACTCGTACAACTAAAGAAGGAAGAATTTGTGTAGAGAATATTCCTCCTGAAGAAATGTTTGTAAGTAAAAATGCTAAAAGTTTTGCTGACTCTCAATTTGTTGGACATAGAGTTATTAAAACAAGAGCTGAAGTTATTGCTATGGGTTTTGATAAAAAACTCGTTGATAAACTTCCTAGTTATACTGATGGTTTCTATAATCAAGAACACACAGAGAGAGAAATGTATCAAACAGAGTCTCCTGAAACAGAATATCAAAGTATAGATAAATCAACTGACTATGTTCGCATAGTAGAATGTTATACAAAAATTGATTATGAAAAAAAAGGAAAACCTACATTAAGAAAAATTACAATGGGGGGTAATGAAAGTATTATCCTTGATAATGAAGAAATAGATTATCTTCCTTTCTCTATGGTAACTCCAATCCCTATGCCACACCTTTTCTATGGAATGAGTGTTGCAGACTTAGTGATGGATTTACAATTAATGAAATCAACTGTCCTACGTCAAACTATGGACAACATGTATTTGCAAAACAACGCAAGACATTTAGTTATTGATGGGCAAGTACAACTTGATGATCTTATTACTTCACGTCCTGGTGGTATTGTAAGAACAAAAGGACCAGGTGCAGTAACACCTCTAACAACACCTTCTTTCTTAAATGAAGGTCTAGCCATGTTAGAAAAAATAGATCAATTAAAAGAATCACGAACAGGTATATCTCGTTCTCAAATGGGAGCAGACCCTAATACAATTCAAAAATCACATACAACAGCAACAAGTGTAAATGCTTTAGTAAATGCAAGTACACAAAGAATAGAATTAATAGCGAGAATATTTGCAGAGACAGGAGTAAAAGATTTATTTCGTTGCATTATGCAACTTGCTACCAAGTATCAAGATCAACCTCGTATAATACGTTTACGCAATCAATTTGTAGAAATGAATCCCCAAGATTGGGCTGATAAAGAAATGGACGTTTCAATACACGTTGGTTTAGGTACAGGTAATACAGATCACAGAGTAAATTTACTTTCACAAATTTTACAAATACAACAAATGTTAGTTAAAGAAGGTGGGTACGGAAGATTAGTAGATGAGTCTAAAATTTATAACACGTTAGAGAAGTTAGTTGTCAATTCTGGTTTCAGTTCTGCACAACCTTTCTTCTTAGACCCTGCAACAGTTCCTCCTCCTCCACCACCAGACCCTATGAAAGAAAATCCTCTTCTTATGGCTGCAATGGAAGAATTAAAATTAGAAAAAGAAAAAACAATGGCAACTCTTCAACAAAAACGTGAAGAGATGATGTACGACATGCAGAAAAAAGTATTAGAATTAGAAACAAAACTTAAAATTGAAGCAGAAAAAATAGATTCAGAAGAATTACGTAAAGCTGCTGAAATTGAAAGTGATTTTATTAAACAAGGAAAAGAATAATGGCACAAAATCCGTATTTACAAAACTTATTAGGTATCAATCAAGGGGGTACAGGTTTATATGGATATAATTATTCTCTTCCTACGTATAATAATTTATTATCACAAGGTTTAACAGAGTCTCAAATTGCAGGTTATGACCCTGATTTTAGTACCTTTAATCAATTTCCTTATAAAGCTAAACCTAATCCAAATCAAAGTTTTGCACAATATGAAGTTGTTCCCCAAGTAGCAGGTCAAGTTCCTGTAGAAGAAGAAACAGAAGTAAATATAGATTACGGAAATCAAAACACTAATGATAATAATAGTTTTCAAGATATTACTACACAACGATATGGAACTATAAGAGACAATAATCCTGAAGTTTTAAATCTTTCTAATGTTCCTTTAAACGATATGTCCGAAAGTGAATTAATGGATTATGGTTTAAGAAAAGGTTACATTGGCGAAGACGGAATTTTATTAGGTCCACAACAAACAACAATGGGTAAAATGGGTTTGTATGGAAATATTTTAAAAGCTCCTGCACAAATGATGAACGATAAAAAATACGAATGGTTTACCAAAGCTCTTGAAAAGAAAAATATGTATTTAGGAAATTATGGTGGAGATAGAAACAAAGCAAAGTTTGCTATGTTTTCTCCTAGTTATAAAGAAGCATTACAAAAAGCAAATTTTTACAATGATAAATTAGGTAACATTGGAACAAATACAAATATTAAAATACCTGGTACTGCAAAATCTGTAGCAGGAATAATTAATCAATATGTTCCAACAGGAGTAGGTGCAGATAAAGATAAAAATA